GCCGGCCCGATGGTCGCGCTCAAGCTCGGCTAAAAAGCTAGTCCACTCGCCGCCTCGGGTGGACCCGGGTGCGGCCGGTGATGAGCCGGCCGCACTTTTTGAAAATCACACACACAATCAGGAAGCAAAAAGATGAAACAAGCACAATCCCAACAGCGATCTCTTTTAATTTCGCCGCAAGTCTCGACGGCTACCGTATCGGCCGCCTTCGATACGCTCGGAGCCGATTACGCAACGATCCAAGTTGCGGTCGGCACTAGGGCAGCGGCGACGCAATCGTCTAGTGTGACGATCGCAATCACCGAAGCGGACGCAGCGACCGGAAGCTATACGACCTTCAACTCGGAGCTGTCGAAGGCGGTAGCAATCGGAACTTCTGCACAAGTCGCCGTCTTTCACGTGAATCTCGACGGAACGCGAAAGCGGTTCCTCAGAGTGCTGAGCACGCCCGGCACGGTTGCGACGGCTGACGCTGTTGGTATCGCGGCAATCGGCGTTCTAGATCCGGAGATCAGGCCAAGCGGCACGACCGGACAGGGCAACGTAGTCGTCGTGGCCTAAGTTTACCAACCACCCGAGGCGCTAAGTGGAAACGAAAGAAGTAAAGATCACGGGCTGCATGACAGCCCCGCGGTACGTCAACTGTTTTTGCAGAAATGTAATCGACGCAGCATTTCGAAAAACAGGAATCCCGCTACAGGTTAGCGGCGGCGTGTTTTACGGGCAGTGTATGCAAAAAATGCTAGAGCAATCGATCGAGGCCGGCGTAGACGTCGCGGTTACAGTCGATGGCGACAGCGTATTTACCGCATCGGATTTGATGCAGGTCGTGCAGACGTTGGTCAACACCGAGGCGGATGCGGTTTCGTGCTTTCAGGCAAGGCGGGGCGATGCGGTTGTTTTGACCTCGCTACGGGATGGGAACAAGCTCGAAATCGGCGACGTGCCGATCAGAGTTGCGACAGCTCATTTCGGCTTGACGGCGATCGATTTGCACAAGCTCAAGAACGTTCCGAAGCCATGGTTCATTTGCTCGGCAGACGAACGTGGGGAGTTTGGCGACGGCCGAACGGACGATGACATTCATTTTTGGCGACAATGGGAAAGGGCTGGCAATTCTTTGTATTTGGATCCAAAAGTGAGAATCGGGCACCTCGAAGAGATGATCGTGATACACGACCCAACGACGTTTGAGGCGAAGCATATTTACCCGAATCAATGGGTCAAGGAATGTTTGTAGAACTCAAGGCCGATTGGCGGCGATTTCATGCCGGGCATCGCCTCAACAGCGAAGTTATCGGCGGCGGGGTGGCGGATTTATTGTGTCGGATGAATTTGGCGGAGGTAGTGCAAAATGCAAACGCTAGCGAACTTGCAAGCGACCGAGCCGGCAACGGGACCGAGCGTTCGCGTCACGATCAAGCCGACGAACGACCCGGTCACGATCGAAGAGGCGAAGCGTCAACTCAACATCGCCGCAAGCGATGAGGCACACGACGAGCGGCTAGCCGATTTGATCCAAGAGGCAACGGAGACTTGGGAAGCGGACACGCATACCAAGATGATTACGCAAACGATCGAGCATGTCCAAGAGCGATGGGAGCCGAACATACGGCTAAGCTTTCGGCCGCTTCAATCGGTTTTGTCGGTTAAGTATCGCGACAGTTCCGGAACGCTTCAAACGGTTTCGGCGAGTGATTACAAGCTTGACATCCCAAATGCTCTCGTCAGGTTTCGACGACAGTACACGGTGCCGACCTATCAGGAAGAATGGGACGCATGGCAGATTGTTTACGTCGCCGGCTACGGAGCCAACACGACCGACGTTTCACAACTGGACCGCGGAGCAATCTTGATGCTGGTCGCACACAAGTTTGAGACGCCGGACATGCTCTACTCGACGGCGATTTATGACGATTCGCGATACGCCCAGCTTGTTTACAAACGAATGAGGGCCACGTATCCATGACATACCGCCCGGGCAAAATGTTTCGCGTTGGTCAGATGCGTGATCGTGTTACCGTCAGCACGGAAGGCACGACACAAGACACGGCAGGGCAGCCGGTGGTTTCGCTTTCGTCTTGGCTTGTCGACGAGCCGGCAAGCTTTGAATCGACAGCGGGAGGCGAGACGACAAGAGGGCGACAAGTCGAAGCAGGGATCAACGCGGTATTCACGGTGCGGTATCGATCGGGCTACACGACTCGAATGCAGATAACTCGAAGCGGTCAACGATATGGAATCGTCCACGTCGTGCCGGTCGAAGGCAAGAACAGATATTTAGAGCTTCATTGCAAGGCGGTGGCGTGATGGTTGCGATTACTAAGAGAGCTCAAATCGGCATGACTGTCCTGAACGATAAAGAGGTTCAGGACTTATTCAAAAAACTTGATACCGAGGTTCGGTTCAAGGTTTGCGATAAGGCTATGCGGGCCGCGGCAAGGCCGGTGCAGACGAAGATGCGAATGATTGTACCCGACAGTCGGCGAACTAATTCACGCAAGCTACAGAGCCAAAAAACGCGGCAGCGATGGAGCGGGAGCAAGCCGCTATATACCACGCTGGCAACCGTTATCCGAAAGTTTCGGACCGGAGCGAAAGCAATCGTGGGTCCGTCTTGGAGCGATGGCGGCGGGCACGGCAACTTATTCAGCAAGGACCACGCAAGGGCGGTTTACTGGGGGCGCGACGCGGTGCAAGCCTCCAAGCGATCGAGAACCGTCAATCAATTCGTAAAGCGATCGGCAGACGAAGCAAGCGGAGCGGCCAAGTCGGCGGCGATTCGCGTTATCAAGGAATACTTGGACAATCCGCAAGGCAGCGGACTACTTAAATAATGGCAGACATCGGAACAACCGTTCGAACTTTCATTGCGGCAAAGACCGGCGTAGCCGCTTTGGTTGGCACGCGGATTTATCCGGACGTATTGCCGCAAGCTTACAGGGTTTCGAGCGGTGGTGCGTTGACGTACGTGGTTGTAAGCACACTACACGACACAAAGCTAAACGGGCTGGCTGGTGTCGCTCGATGCCGGATTGAGTTCACCGCTTACGCTTCGACACGAGCCGGAGCAAACGCGATAGCCGAAGCAATTAGAACTTGCGGACTGGTGGGTCATTACGGGGCGATGGGTACGATGCAGATTCTTTCGGTGAACATCGACAGCGGCAATCAGTCGCTCGACGAACTGCCAACGGACGGCGGACAGGAACACCGCTATCTGACGATTTTCGATTACCTAATCACCTACACGGAGAGCGTATAAATGACGCAGCGATTTCAGACTGGCAATTCGGCAACCTTGACTCTGTCCGGCACCCTAACGACCGGGATTACTACGGCATGGGTCGGCGATATCGTCTCGATCAACCCAGGCTCATGGGAGTTGGGTGAGCGCAACGTTAGCGTTCTTGCCGACACAGGATTTCATCGGATGGACCCGGCAGACTTGGCGACGCCGAACGAGATTAGCGGAACGATTTTCTTTCGCCCAACGCTCGGCATACCGTCGTTAGCTGGCAGCGTCTCGACGGCGACGATCACATTTCCGCAAGTGTCGACGGCTACAAGCGGCGTCACTCGCGCGACGCTTGCGGGGCAGGCGTTTTTCAAAACGTTTCAATTTCCGACGCTTGAAAACGACAATACCATGTCGGCGGAGTTTACGCTTCGCATGACCGGTGCGTCGCTTGCGTTCACTGCCGAGGCGTAATCGTGGCCGAAGAAATCGAAATCGAATTGACTGACCATATCGGCACCGGCCTTCGCGGCGAGCGTGTTGACCATGGTCAGTGGATTGTGAGGGCAGACGGTCAGCAAATTGGCTATCTGCCGAAGTGTGAGAATGCTTGGCTTGCGTGTATTGTGTCGATGGATGAGGCCCAACAGGCCGAGGTCATGGCCGCAGTCGAACGCAAGCTAGGCGGGAATATCCGAGGCGTTTCTTCGTTGCCGCCGGTTCGAGAGCAAGAGCTTCTTGACGGCGATGAAGATGATGAAATTGAAGACGAGTGGAGCTAATGGCAA